TAACATCCACGTCCAGAAAACCGAATCAGTCTGCTAATATTTTAACATATCATTTAGTAATCAATCCATTCAATCAATCCAATTCTAATATTATCCATTACTTTGGATATTGTCTCGATAGAATTGCCTCAATCTACCCGACATTATCAGATAAAGATTTCTCTTGACATTGGTCCCGACATTTGAGAGAATGATTCTATGGAGTGTGTATATGGAAACGAATACGACTACTTACGAATGTGTAATCTGTCGCGGTATCAATTCTCTTGCACGTCTGCACTGTAAGCATTGTGGAACCATTCCACGCGATTACAGTCCAATTGGAAAGACTTCAATTCAAAAGGACGAGAGTCTATTTATTGAGATTCTCTCGGCCTTTGGTTGTGAACGCCAAGAGATTTACAAGATTGGCCGAATTGGATTTCAGCGAGTAGCAGACGATTATTACGCAGAGTCTCGCTAATCTCGCCTTCGGCTCGAATCGAAAACCCTGTCAGGCTGTCAGAATATTGACACTTGACAGGGTTTTTCTTTTGTGCTATACTGTTCTCACGTCGCCGGGATTTCCCCAGCGTCAATTCTTTGACAATCGAATGGAGATTACCATGACTCAGGCTGCCGTATCGGAAAAGGAAGCAAAGTCTGCCGCTCTGAAAGCACGTTCCGAGGATATGGACAAGAGAGAGGCAGCAGAGAATGCCAAGCGGACAGGTAAGGGAACACGTTATACCCTTGCTATGACGCGAGGCAAGGGAACTACCGAAGTCAATTACGAGTCATTTCATCTTGACAAGCCAGATACTCTGCCAGGTGATTTGACAGAGTTTATGGCTTTAACCGAAAAGTTCGGTGGTCGAAAGGATGAGAATCTTCTGGCGTGGCTTGTGGATGGATTCAATGAGAATCAATACACTGCTGCCAGTGACCCAATCGCGGATTTCGTAAACGCTGCATGGGCTGATGAACTGAAAAAGAATTTCAGACTTGCAGTTCGGAACTACTCCAATGGTGTTGGAGTGACAATCGAAGATGCCGTGAGTCTTATCAAGCCGGGATTTGATAAGATGCACGATAAGAACGTGGCCGCGGCAAAGGCTACTGCTGCTACTGCGTAGCACGCTTCGCGTGGTAGTAATCGAGCGATAACGATAAGGGGTTAGGATTAAGGCTAGTATATAGCCTAGTCCTAACCCTTTTTCTATTTCTGCTTGCTATTTATCTGCAATCATTTTTGCCATTGGCGCCAGTCCACGCTATAACACGTTGTAACACGTCTACACACGTCTATACAGGCCATTAGCACGCTACAGCAGCCCGCCAGCGCACGCTAACGTCAACTCCGGCCTACACTTAACCCCGTTTTTGCGCCTCTCCACGCGTCACTGTAGACGTTCCAGCCTGTCGGGGTTTCGTGTCCTGTTTAGGTGTCATTCTATTATTATCTTATATATATTATTATATATATATATATGTATATATATATATTATGTATATATATAAAAGAAAGAGCAAACCCCAATCAGCCCTTGACACCGACAGGGGTTACGTGCTATAGTGACACTCACACACGTTATCGCATGGCACGGACTGACGCTAAGTGTAGGCGGCAGAGCCACTTACAGGCGTTCGGCCGGCGTCCGGCAGGGTTCCACGGCCTGCGACAGCGTGCGACGACGTGCAATAGCATGGTTCTAACGTGCTAACAGGTGGCATAGGCTAATTAGGAAATGGAGATTAAAATGAGATATCTAATGATTGTGTTAATTGCAGCAGCATTGCTAATTGGTGAGTTGATTGGAACTGTGGTTGCTAAGATTGCTTATCATCCTATTGGATTGAATTAGGAGAATTAAAATGAGTAACCTAAAAGAAGAAATACTCAATTCATTACGATTACAGGGTTCGGCTGACGATGATAATAAAGAGATTAATGTTATCATTGCCAGCCGTTCTCACATTAGCACTATTCTAGATTTATCTGGTGGACTGCCCAAGTTCAGAATGTCTATTGCTAAGAGATTTGATTTCATTACTAAGCAGCCGTTAGCATTAGAGAGTCTTTCACCGTTAGCAATTCGTTGCTGTTTATGCAGTAAAGTAATTGGTTATCCAGCATGGTATTATAACGTGAATTACACAATCAATCACTTTCACTACTTCGTTTGTTTTGACACTCATTCACCAATTAAGGTGACTGCTAGATGCTATAGGAGAGTATGATGATGTATTACGATACAGAGTATGAATCAATGCTTAACGAAGCTAATTATGCAATTCAAATAGCACAGAGAATGCTTAAAAAGCATGGATATTGGGTAGCAATGTATAACTGTATGACATTAGCAATTCATTGCCGTAAAAAGAGAAATACTGAATGGGATGAAGAAGAATTGATTGCAGTTACTTTCTGGTGGGGAGTTAGAAATCTGATTTACAAATCACGTTAACATATTACCATTCACGCTGATGAAGCATAGACAAAACATTATGACCAAAAACCAAAGAGTTGAAATCGAACAATCTTTAATGAGCATAGAACAAAATGTTGATTTTCTTATTCGTGAAAACACATTCCAACCTAGCAATGCTGTTATATATGCTGCTATATTCGTTGATGTTAAGGCGATTCGTGAACAGCTTAGAGAAATTGAGAAAGGAAAAATAAATAAACCTAGTCGTTAGCTAATTGCTAACCTGAATGAGCCTACAGTCTAAGGCGAAACTAGGAGAGTAAAATGTCTGTATTTCGTAACAGCCCACAGGTGAAGAATGAATCAGGTGAAACTACTATTAAGCGTTATGTTCATCAGAAGTTGCATGGTGATCATAATAGCGTCCACTGGCAGATTACAGAAGGTGGAAAGGTTATTTTGAGTAAGGTAGTAGGTAAGGACGAAAAGACTGGTGATATTGAATATGATGAGATTGAAATTCCAGCATCTCTCGTATTCAAGCTCGCCAATATGCTGAAGAATACTAGAGAGATTGTTTTCGTTCCAGTCTCTCAGTTGGCTTCAGTAAAAGATAAGACTTCAGCCGTTGATGAGTAACGGTTGAAATAAATGTGGCTCTGTAATTGTGGTCTGACTGTTGCAAATGCTTCTCATTGTCCATTATGCAAGTGCAGCAGTCAGACCATTGAGCCTTTTGAAAGTTATGACGAATTCGATGCACTCATTTTTAAGTGTCGTGATTTTGCACTAATTAAAATATTAGGTTATCTAGCCGTTAACACAGTATACGCAATGGAGAATCCAGTGACACCACAAGAAGAACTGTTTAGTAAATTCTTTAATGAAGAAAGAATGCTCATTAAAGACATGGATATTTTGACGATGAGAGCACATAGAGAAGAAATGGCTCTCATTGCATTTGAAGCAAGAGCTAGATTAACTGCAATAGATGAAGATGAACGTGAGCGTAATGCTAAATCCAGAAAAGAAAAAGGCACTACTGGATTTGCACGTTCAGTCAATGATGATGATTTGGCTAGTGAAGCCATTAACAAGATTAAAGAAAGAGGTAAGAGATTATCTAAGGTAGAGAAGATGATTGAACAGTTTGTAGGTATGGGATTTGAGCGCAGTGAAGCAGAGAAATTGGTATCTGCTAGAACCGTCAAAGACCATCTTGAGAATAAGAGAGATAACTTTAGAGTTGAGGATTTGAAAACGAAACCGGAGTCAGAATCTGAGGATTTGACATCGGATAAACCTTTTGTTAACCCATTTGACAAAGCAAAGGGAATAGTTCCTGCTTCGCAGGAAGTTCACATTAACGAAGAAACTAACACTGTGATTATTACTAAGACTGAAGAAATTAAAGAGGAACCATACAATCCATTTAAGGGTTTGACTAGCAAAGGATAAAATAATGACTACAACAGTATGTAATACGTTAAAGCTAAGAAAAATTAATCCTAAAAATAAAAATGAATCCATGGCGTGGGAGGTTCTTGATAAGAAAGAAACTTTCAGATATGGAATCGTTGTCAAACAATATAATGAATATTTCTATATGAAGTTAGCATGGAGAAGTGTAAAACGACACTTTTGGATTTTTTATACGATTGATGGTGATTATATTCTTGGTAAAACGAGACTTCAAGCTCTTAAACCATTAATTGATAATCTAGGGAGACTAACAAATGTCTCTAAGTGAAATCGTTAAACAAGAATGTCCAGTTTGTAAGAAAGTAGCCGTTGAGAAGGAAAGTGTAAACTTTGGAAATAAGAAGCTAATCAAACTCGTCTGCGGACATATGATTAGTTTTGAATCACTCATAAGCATCGATGAATCTGTTTATGAGTCTATAATCTTCAGTGATGGCAAGAGACCTAGGCCATATCAGATTGAAGGAATGAAATTCGTTGAAGAAGCAGGATTTAATTGCATTATAGCGGATGAGCAAGGTTTAGGTAAGACAATTGAAATAGGTTGTTTACTTAAACTTCATCCAGAAGAATTACTACCATGTGTTATTACTTGCCCAACTACTGTTAAAAGACAGTGGTTAACTGAACTCATGCGTATCTGTTGTCCTAACGGAACGCAAGAGGAGCGAAAGAAATATCTCACACAAGTTATTCAGTCTGGTAAAGAGAAAGCAATACCAGGCTTTCAGATTTACATTGTCACATTCGACATGCTCAAGAAAGAAGATTTATTTGAGTATGTTCCAGATATTAAGTTGATCGTAGTTGATGAGTGTCAGAGAATTAAGAATCATCTCAGTGACAGAGCTAAAGCCGTTCAGAAGATAGCTAAGAAGTGTGAATACCATATCCCAATGTCAGGGACTATAATCCTGAACAATTCGGGAGAAGCATTCACAATTCTGAATCTAGTTAAGCCTACGAGATTTCCACAATATCAACGCTATCTTGAAACGTATTGTGATATATATGAATCAGCATGGGGATACAAAGTAGGTGGATTAAAAGATAGAGAGAGATTCCATGAAGATACAAGAGATATACTGATTAGAAGAACTAAAGATCAAGTTCTCAAGGATTTGCCGGCTAAAGATAGAAAGTTCTATCACGTCGATTTAGACCCAAGATTCAACAAGGCATATGGCAAAGCTCTAGAAGAACTAGATGAACTCTTTTATGATGACGACATGTCAGCATTTGAGAAGGGTTCTAGCACTATCGCCATTATGTCAAAGTTAAGACATATCACTGGATTAAGTAAGGTAGAAGAATGTATTGACTTTACAACAGAGTTCTTGCTATCAACTCAACGTAAGATTACAATCTTCAGCCATCATAAGGATGTGGCTGACTTATTAGTAATGAAACTTAATGAGTATCTAGAACCAATAGGTCTTGAGAAGGTAATTCATCTTAGTGCTGAGTTAGATGGAAATGGAAGGGCTAATGCTGTAGAAAAGTTTAAGACTAATGATAAATGTAGAGTAATGGTTGCATCAACTCTAGCAGCAGGTGAAGGTATTAACCTTCAATTCTGTTCTGATGCAATAATGCTAGAGAGACAATGGAATCCAGGTAAAGAAGTTCAGGCCGAAGATAGATTTCATAGATTTGGACAGCTCAATCCGGTAAGTATTACGTATATCATAGCTATTGGAACAATAGATGAATATTTCACTGAGCTAGTAGAACAGAAGCGAGCCATTGTATCTGCAACGATAGATAATGTAGATATTGAATGGCAGGAACAGAATTTGATGAAAGAGCTTACAACGATGCTCTTGACTAAAGGACGTGAGAGATGGAGACTTTAGAATTAGCACCGATAGAGCAGATTGATATTACTAGAGTAAATGAAAAGAAGAAAAATATTAGTGATTTAGTTTGGATAACGAAAGAGAAACAAACAATTAAATTAGGAGATATAGAGAATTCTCATCTCAGAAATATAGCATTAATGTTAATGGGGATGGGGTATCAAATTTATATTTGTAGAGATGAAGCTAGAGTATTATGGTTAACAGCTTTGCGTATGGAATGGGAAAAGAGAATGCTAGCTAGAACCATGAATACTTTAGAGCGTGGAGAATGAATACTTTAACATCTCATCAATTAATTACAGGGTTAGTTGCAGCTATTGCGTTAGGTTTCTTGATCGGATTAGTTGTGATGGTAATCATTGGGAGAAGATAATGTCAAATTATAAGCTCAAGCATCAGCCTAGATTAGAGTCTGGTCGTAGAATTCCAAGAGGTAGTGCAATACATGAAGCCGTCTTGCATGGATTAAAAGAGATTGCCAGAGATGAACGTAAGTCTATTAGTTGGGTAGTGCATGAGATTGTAGCAGATTATTTTCAACTAGATATTATGGGCGAAAAGAAAACTGTTAGAGAGTTTGTTAGAAAGGTAAGAAGGTCATGACTATTGAAGAACTTATCAAAAAATTAGAAGATGCTGAGAATGATTGTGATGAGGATTGGGAAAGAGTTCATAGTAGACAGGATGATGCTCTATTAGATTATATTAATGACGATAAAGTAACAGAAATTTTCAATCGAACTCCTAAATGGTATGCCTAATCATGACTGAAGAACTCGATAAAGGAATTCTCATAGAGACTGCTACTGATAAGAAGGTAAATATAGTTCTAGACATGAGTCAGTTTGACCTATTTGAGCTATGCCAATATAGATATAATGTAAGACATAATCTCCTTAAAGCTCCGCCAAAGAAAGCAGAAGCACTAGATAAAGGTTCATTAGCTCATGAAGGATTAGATGTTTATTTTAATCTACTGAAGAAAGGTATTCCATTTCAAGATAGAATGCATGAAGCTATCAAACATATTCAAGCATTAGCAGCAGACCCAGATCAATCCCATCTAGAACCTGAAGATGTAGCTGTATTGATTTCAGCCGTTGAGCAATCATGCGATTACTGGCGCTTTGAAGATGAGCAAATGATAATCCATGAAATTGAGCAGGCTTTCGCTTTCATTCTATTCGAAGATGAATTCATACGTATCATTATAACGGGTAAGATAGATTTACTAGTAGACATTCCATCAATTGGCCGAAACTCAGGCTATAGCAATCTTCCAATCGACCACAAGACTTATCAGAGAGACTATCCACTTGGAGAGTTGAGTAATCAGTTTACATGCTACACATATGCAGTCAAATCGAATTACATAATCATTAACCGAATTGGTCTGCAAAAGACAGTCAAGCCTGAAGATAAATTCAAAAGAATTCCCTTATCATATGACCCAATTAAGAAGCAACAGTGGGCAGATAATGTTAAGGATGTAATTATTGATGAGTATCTTCAGTGCGTAGCAACTGGTAGATGGAAGATGAACTTTACTAGTTGCGATAAGTTCAATCGTAAGTGTGAGTATTATGAAGTCTGTAATAGTTCCGGTATTGAAGCCAAGATGTATAAATTAGACAGCCAATTCGCAACGGTTAGTCCGTGGGATGTAACGGCTAAGTTCTCAAAGAACTCATAAGATATTAAAAGACTCACTCTCTCTTGGCACCGAACTTTAACCGCGTAGCCTATGGTAGTTCCACAGGAATAATTCCAGATGGCGAAGGAGCGAGTTTAACAGTCGATTGAGAGTGATAGACGGGGCTGAACATAATTCTACGCTTAATTCCCTAAAGCGAGGATAGTTCAGCCTCGTCGCCTGATTTGAGGTTAACATGGAATATCTAGGATGGATTGTAATTCTATTATTTTTAGCTCCGTTTGTATATATTAGGATATCATGGAGATGTAGACATTGTCACTTCTATCAAGATGATAAAACAATATGGCAATTTCTTAATATTCTTAAGAAATGCCCATATTGCGGGAGATGGTAACATGGACAAAAAGCACGTTCACAAGTTCAGGAGGCATACATATACAACTGGAAACATAGTGTATTTCTGTGCACTTCCTGATTGTAATGCTAAAATTAAACCAGTATTAACCCTTGGTAAGAGAGCTATTTGTTGGTTGTGTGGTAATGAATTTATTATGAATGAGTATTCTATTAGGTTAGCTAAGCCTCATTGTCAGGATTGTCATAAGGTTAAAAATACTGGTGAAGGAGAAGGAAAGGAACCTGTAGTGTTAACTCCATCAATACCATCTATAGCATTGAAAGATAGGCTTCTAGGATTGACAGCAAAGGATGATGGAGAGGACATATGACAAGAGATGAACTGCTAATTGAAATGAAAATTACAGCTGACACTTATTCATCTAGTGAAGATAAATACGTTAGAGAGATGTGCCGATTTATTATGTTCTGTTTGAATAATACTCTTATTACTCAGCATATTAAGGATGCATTACCAGAGGAACTAGAGGATAAGAAATCATGAAAGCCAGTGACCTACAAATCGACGCTTATACATCTATATTAATGAAGTCTCCTCCAGGATTTGGTAAGACATTAGCAGCATTATCTTTTGCATTAGAAGGACCAGTGCATGTTAGTTACTTTGATAAGAAGAAGCCAGTAGAGCTATTAACTTATTTCACTGAAAAGAGATTTGGAGCTAAGGCTAAGACTATCATTGATAATATTGAATATGATGTATATGGTGCTCACAATGCACATGAATATCTTAATAAGATGATAGCATTGAACGAAGATTGTAGATACTTTGCAGTGATTACAGATAGTGTTACGAATCTTACTGCGTCAGCGGTTAACTGGTCATTAGGTTGGAGAGATCCTAAGAAAGGTAAGAAAGATAAACTTAATAAAGATGCTCCTGCTATGATTCCTGATTGGGATGAATATAAGGTTGAGACTTCTTTAGTTTCGCAAGCTCTAGATTTACAGAAGTCTTTACCATGCCATGTTATCTGGACAGCGCACCCATTACCATCAATCAAAATTGAGGGCAGCGGTGCCAGCCAGAAAGTTACTAAAACGAACCCAATTGTTACGTATGGTAGTAAAGTAGCTGGTATGATTCCAGGTAGCTTTACTGAAATCTATCATCTTAGTCAGGTAGGTAATTGGGGAGCTGAAGGTGGTAGCAAAAAGAAATTCATTTGTAATCTTGAAGCTATTGGAGATGAGTTTGCAAAGTCTCCATTAATGGGTACATATTATAAGGAATTAGATTTTACGGATAGGTTGTTCTATGAGGTTTGGAAGGAGGCGTTAGATGACGTAGCTAGAAGATCAAAGGAGGAAGTGGAATCCACAATAGAAACTACTATTAATCCATCCACAACTGAAAACAACCCATTTGCAAAGCGTTGGTAAAACTTGATGGAATACTCTACTGGAGCTAATCAGATTGAGCCATATGATTCTCCTAAGATGGTTAGAATGCCAACCATGAAGGAGAGATTAGAGCTAGCCGTTAAGGAAGCTGAAGAAAAATTAGCTAACGCTAAGGAGGCTAGAGCATTATTCGATAAGAATCCTGATTTGGAAAGGCTATTAGACTTACTTCAACGTAGTAATTTCTAAACCTGAATCTTTAAGAATAAGAAATTTACATAAACAATATTTATCTACTAGATTTTATTGGACTAAAAAGTGGTAACAGAACGAAGAAACAAAACCGTAAACCAAACACAAAAGGTAAAACGACAATGAAACAATTCCTCACACCGGACGATCTCAAGAAGGGTGATCTAGCAGAACCTGGTTGGTATCCTGCTGAGATTACTGATTACAACGAGAAGAATGCAGATACAGATAGCTCCACTAATTGTATCTTCACCTTTAAGGTCTTGGATGGTCCGTCTAAGGGTATTTCCCCAAATAAGCTGTTTAATGAGAAGGCTCTAGGGTTTGGTAAGAATCTCTGGAAGACCCTTGGCTTTCCATTCGATCCTGTTAAGGGTTATGAGCTGAGTACTGATCTATTTAGAAAGACTATTGGATATAAACTTGAGGTATATATTAAGCGTGGTAAATCCAATAAGGGCAATGAATTCAACGACATCGCTGACTTCAGGCCGTTGAAGTAGTTCTCTAGGGTCATGCTTACTAATCCAGCAGTAGGCATGACCCATTCTTTTGAAAGGGTAAGAATGAGTCATCTCTTAAGCAAACCGAAATGGATACGTCGAGCCGTTGAGACACATAATTGGCATGTAAATAAAGTAAAGGATGATGATGGATGGACTATATCAGATACTGCTAGAGTGTTAAAGAGATCCTATGGTAGCGTGAATGAAGATTTACTAATAGCTGACTGGTATGAGTCACACGAAGAAATAATATCCAAGTTTAGACATGCTAATCAGGCATTGAATTACATTAGACTCCAGAAAAAGAAGATTGAATCTAGACTCATAGACTAATGCCTAACTACGTGCCAGGAGTTGGTTCTCTAGCTCCAAGATTAATGATTGTAGGAGAAGCTCCAGGTGCTCAGGAAGATGCTCAGAAACTTCCAATGGTTGGACCAACTGGTGAAATTGTTAATGATTTATTGTTTAAGTGTGGAGTACATAGGAGTGAAGTATACATCACTAACGTAGTCAAGTTTAGACCACCTATGAATGATTGGGATAAGCTACATCTTATTGGAGTAGATGTTAAGCAATCAACTGAGGAACTTTGGGAGAATGAGATTAAAAGACTTCAGCCAAACTGTATACTTGCAGTTGGTAACAAAGCCCTTAACGCTATTTGCGGTGTCGATGGAATACTTAATTATCGGGGTAGTATACTCAGTGCCGTTGATGGTATTACTAAATGCATACCGACGATACATCCGGCAGCGTTATTTAGTCGTTCTACAGGCGAAGATGAAAACAAAGGTGGACTCGAATGGACGTGGATTAAATTAATAGAAGCAGATTTCCAGAGAGCCGTTGATGAATCACTTAATCCCAAAATTGAGTTACCAGATAGGAACCTAACCGTAGCACATAACTCTTTAGACGTGCATCGTTTCTTTAGGGAGTATGAACACCTTGATAAATCTGCAATGGATATTGAGTCTATTAATTGTGTTCCTGTCTGTATTGGATTCGCTTTTACCAGACAGCATGCTATCTCGATACCGTTGCTACGTAAGATTGGTCCTCATTATGTTACTGATATGGGTGATAATGAGATGGACGATATATATAAGATAGTCTATGAGAAATTAGCAACGCTTAAACTTGTTGGACACAATCTTAAGTATGATGAATTCAAATTAACATTGATGGGATTCGGCGACCGGAAATTTAGAACTATGAATGTTTATTCTGATACATTAATTAAAACCCGTGTCATATTTCCTGAGATGCCGAAGAAACGGCTGAATGATGTTAGCAGTCTTTGGACTAGAGAGCCTTATTACAAGGAAGAAGGAAAAGAATTCAAGTTAGGAAAATTCAAACCCGAACAGCTTCTATTGTACAACGCCAAGGATTGTGCAGTTGAGATAGAAGTCGATGAGGAACAAGAGAATGACCTCATTCAATTGGGTAATTCTTACGGAGTCCCACTAGTAGACTATTATTATAATTACATGATGAAGAAACATAAGTTCTATCTACGTATGGAGAATGTAGGATTTGAGACTGATCATGCTAGGCAATTAGAATTACGTAAGAAATATACAGTGATGCAGGCTGAAGTTCATGCTCGATTAGTAGAACAAGTAGGACGAGAGATTAATGTAAAGAGCTATCCTGATATGTTCACCTTGTTGTATAAAGAAATGAAGTTCAAAGTTCTAAAACGTAACCCAACTGCTGAGGAATCAATCGTAAGGTTGATGTCTAATCATGCCAAGAAAAAAGGACAAAAAGAAATACTCACAGACGTTCTCGAAGAAAGACGAATTAGAGATCAGAAGTCGAGATATATTAATTTCCAGCCTGATTACGACGGAACTTGCAAAACGTCCTACAATATCTCAGCTACTGAAACGTGTAGAAGCTCAACTTCCATTCTCAAGAAGCCAGTTAGACCGAAAAAAATTGGACTTGCTTTTCACACTATCTCAGCGCACGGCAGACTTGCGAAAGATATTAAATCAATGTTACGACCAAGAAAGGGTAAAGTATTTGTTAAAGCCGACGCTTCCCAAGCGGAAGCAAGAATAGTAATGGTTCTAGCTAAGCAGTATGATATACTTGAAGTAATAGATAAGATTGATATACATCGCAGGACGGCTGCTTTAATTCTTGGTATGACTAGAGAGTTAGATTTACGTCCAGTCTTTATACCAGTGATAGATGAGCTGGGCAAAGACAGCCCGGAAAGATTTTGTGGTAAAAAGACTAGACATGCAGGTAACTATCAAATGGGCAAAGGTAGATTCATGTTAGAATTTAACACCGATGCTCAGAAGTTTGAGATAGATATTAACATTAGTGAGTGGAAAGCAGGCGAAATGATTCGCTTGTTCCGCGAAGCTGATAGTAGATTGGAGAGTAACTTCTGGAATGACATTACCGAAGCAATCAAATCCACTCGTTGTCTTATTGATCCGTATGGTGGTATTCGTATTTTTAATGGTCGTATGGATGACGAATTGTTCAAAGAAGGTTATGCGAATATTCCGCAAAGGACGGTTAGTCATCTTGTCCAAGGTGCTGGATTAAAGATAGAAGAAGAATTAAACAACGATGATGATGGCCAATTCATTGGAGAGAAACACGATGAATTAATAATGGAAGTACCTGAGAATAATTGGGAGCCATATGCTCAGCTTCTAAAGAAGTATATGGAAGTGCCAATTGATTTCAGCCGTTACTGCTCCATTAAACGTGATTACATTTTAACAATTCCATGTGACGTTGAGATTAGTAATACTCATTATGGTGATTTCCAGAAAGTAAAGTTAGAGAAAGTCGCATGACGTGAAATCTAACTCCTGGATTCAGGATTTAATATCTGAGCATCAAGACGTAGAGACACCAGCTAGTTGGATATATTGGAGTCTAGTATGTTGCATCAGCGCAGTAGCTGCAAATCAATATACATTAAGAACTCTCAAGGGTAATGTAGTCTATTACCCAAATATCTATGTCATGCTTCTGGGAGAATCAGGACTTGGAAAAGGATTTCCCGTTAATCTGGCTAAGAGGTTGGTACAAAGTGCCGACTCTACTAGAGTTATTGCTGGAAGATCTTCTATACAAGCTATCATTAAGGAATTGGCGACTACAAAGTCTGCTCAAGGAAAACCCCTCATTACTGACTCTAGGGGATTTATTGTCAATGGAGAATTATCTACTGCTATTATCCAGGATCCAGACAGTCTCACTATTCTTACAGACCTATACGATAGAAACTACAATACGCAGTGGAATAATTTACTTAAAGGTGATGGAGTCGAAAAGCTTAAAGAACCGTACATCACATGTCTTTTCGGTAGTTCCCCCGCACACTTCTATGATAGCATTCCTCAAGCTAATATCGAAGGAGGTTACATTGGTAGGAACTTGGTCATTTACGAAGAATCAAGATCAAAAGAATTAGATCTACTTGATGGACAGGAGGAGAGCGTAGATGATGATAAGTATGAAGGATATATAGTTCCTAAATACATACCACATCTAGTACATATAGCTAGTAAAACAATAAAGATGGTTCCAGATCCCCGCGCCAGAGAAATGTTTAATATTTGGCGTAGAGAATGGAGAGCTAATCAACATGTATATAATGATAAAACAGGATTTGTTAATAGAGTACCGGATCACGTTCTTAAATTAAGTATGTGCTTAGCTCTTGCTCGATATGATTTCGAGGGTTGTATTAGAGAGCCTGAGATTCAAGAAGCAATTACTCAGGTCACAAATTTAATCTATGCTAGCCGTAAAGCAGCAGAAGGTGGTGGTCTTGATCCGTTGGCTCAACAAACCAAAAAGGTTGTTGATTATCTTATTTCTGCTAGAGATAATCAGCTCTCTCGCACTGACCTTCTTGTATTGGGCTATGGCAATTTTGATCCTAACACTCTTGACAAAATAATGGAGACGCTTATGGAAATGAAATGGGTAAAAAGATCTAAAAAGCAATTCGGTAATGGATCAGATTGGACGTATCATTTATCTGGTGAACCTCTTGAGAGTTATAAAATCTTCAAACAGAATCTGGAAAAGAGATGACTAATCCATTCCATAAAGAATGTTTAATTAATTGGGATCGTATGGAACGTACTGTTAAATGTGAAGTATGTAAGAGGACTGAGGTGACTAGAAATAACGAGCCTGTATGTCCTAGATGTAAGTGGCCTATGGTAACTGTGTTGAAGTTCTTTGAGGAGAGGAAAGGATTCAAGTGATGTATATTGTCAAAGTAAGTGGAAAGTCTATGGGTAAAGTAAAATGATTAAACTTGTAGATAAAAATGATAATGGAGAACTTCCACTAGCTAAATATATTACTCGAATAGAGTTAATACCAGAATTAGTTAAAATAGTAAGTGAACTTCTTATTCAATTAAAACCACACATTGAAAATAAAAATTTAATTCCTTTTTATTGTTTTAAGGTTGAGGCCGGATATAAAGTTGGATTGGAATCAATATTAAATCATCTAATGACATTGAACTATTTATCAAAAGGATGTTATTTTTATACCTGTGATGGTATGAAAATATTTGAAGTTCGTGGGCCATCTGGGGGTATTACAACATCTGTTTGCTTCTATTTAATGGCTTTAGGAGAATAAACAAGAAAGAGCCACCTTGGCGAAATTGGCAAACGCGAAGGACTTAAAATCCTTTTCTGGCAAACCCAGATTGTCGGTTCGATTCCGACAGGTGGCACCATTTTAATTTGAGGTCTTTTATGTTTCCACATGAATTAAATCAATTGGCAGAAAGAGTTCATACTGCAAATAAGAAATGGTGGATTGATATAAAAACTGGAGAGCCTATTGAACGTAATGTAGGAGAAATGCTATGCTTAATTCATTCTGAGATTAGTGAAGCATTAGAAGGGCATAGAAAAAGTTTAATGGATGATAAACTACCTCATAGGGAGATGTTTGAGGTAGAACTAGCTGATGCTCTAATTAGAATACTAGATTTAGCTATTGGTTTAGGATATGATATTGGAGGAGCTTTTGAAGAAAAGATGGCATATAATGCAATAAGACATGACCATTCTATAGAAGGCAGATTAGAACAACACGGTAAGAAATACTAAAGCAAAGGCCACAGTGGCGGAACTGGTATACGCAACGGACTTAAAATCCGTCGATGCCTAGCATCATGTGGGTTCGATTCCCACCTATGGCGCCAAAATTATGAAAATCATCAAGATCAAATTAATCGTAGAAGATACATGTAATCCTTCAAATCAAGATGCTATAAGTTATGTGAATGACCTAATATGCGAAGCGATTAGTAGAGAAGAACGTCAGAAACATCCTAGAATTAAACTTATATTAATTGAATCTAAGCATATAGGATAATAATCAAACGGGCCATTAGCTCAGTCTGGTCAGAGCAGTAGACTCATAATCTAACGGTCGTAGGTTCAAATCCTACATGGCCCACTAATTTTGGAGAAGAAAGAAATGATTTGTAACTATTGTAAATTAGAATCAGAGATTACATACTCTGTTTACCAACATTTCCAACTTGCAGTAGTTTTCTGTTCAATTAGATGCTTATATCATTGGTCGCATAAACAGTTCTTTGAGGAGATTAACAAAGAATGACAATAGAATATACGCTCTGTCCTCTATGTGATACTAAAATGATAAGAGCTACATCTAAGTATGGTCCATATTGGAGATGTCCTAGATGGGGATGTAAAGGAACTAGAGATGCAGAAGGACGTAGTAAACAAGAGAAAGATGATGAATATGAAAAGGAAAAAGAATGAGATTTCCGCCTGAACTCTTAAAACAAATAGCTGATTTCTGTACTGAAAATAAAATAGGTGTAGCTCATTTATATCAAAGTGAAGCAGATGTTACTATCATACTAGCAGGACCAAAGGATTATCATCCAGATCAGATTTCTATTGTTGCTGCTCATATGCTATTGACCGGAGTAGTTAGCAATGCTGTTAAGATAACTAATGAGATACAAGAGTCTACTAACTTACCAAAGGATAAAGTTAATTAATCATTAGGAATTTTCTTAGCTAACTGGCTACCCCAAATTGGTATGAATTGTCTAACCGTAGATTTTAACAAGGGCTTATAGCTTAGATCTTTAACAGATTTAACAGCTCCAGCCGTTAAGTCAGCAGCCATTCCAGCCGTTGGACCAGCAAAGAATGAGATAACATCTGCCGGTCTACCAGTAGATGCAGCCTTTAATGCTTCACCAACCAGGCCAATACCAAAGGCATTAGAAGCATTATCAATTACACGTAGCAATCCTTCAGGTCTTTCCTGTCCACGAATAACAGCTTTAATATCTCCAGCAACTTCACCAAATACTTGAGATGCAAGTGCTAACTTTAGCATAGGATGTATACGTCCATGATTAAGATCCTGAACCATAGCATTCTTAATATTGGTAGACTGAATAAAGGCAAACTTCTTAAATTGAGTTAATAGATTAGCCATTGGCTCATTAGACCAATGGTGTGGCAAGTCTAATGTGTTAACACGTCCTTGAGTTAAATCAGTAAATCTGTTAGCAGCAGTTGCAAGTTGTAGAGGAGTTAACTTCTCCTGCATTAATACACGTTCAGGCTTCTCAAGTAATAAATCCTTTAACCGTGCAAGGTTATAACTAGATGTAGGATTTCTCTTAAGAGAATTGAAGATAGATTCAACCTGATATTTACCAGTCAATCCGGCTGCAGAACGTAAGAATTCTTCAACCCACTTATTACCATAATGGAACTTAGATGAATAACCAACTTCATCTGCCGCGTCTCTAAACAAAGACTGAAGAACTCCCATCCTTTGTGCATCAAATCTTCCATTCTTAGTTAACGCACTAATAATACCCTTAGCTGCATTAGCTACATCACCCTTAAATCCAATCATAGATAAACCACCAGCCGTATTGGATGGAGCTGATAGGGCTAGCTTAGTCATAGCCTGAACTTGAGTTAAGTGTCTAACACCAGGAGAATCTTTGAATTCATCATGCTTAAGAAACTTAGACATTATATCTCTAGCTTTACTTTCACCAGCTTGACCATTCTTCTGACCAATCTCCTCGATTAAAGAATTAATTATATTAGGTTCTTTACTAGCTATGTCATTAACTCCAAGATATTTATCAGTGAATGCTCTATCAGCCATATCAATATAGTGCTTATGTAATACGTCAAGATCACGTCGATATCCTGGAAAGTTAGCTAGCCGTTCGTGTAATGCGTCTGATAGAATAGGATTATTCTGTCGTGAACGAGATAGAATTCTTTCGGCTGTGACAGAACTAACCCCTTTTTCCTGCATAAGTGACTGAATGATTTGATCTTTATTCTGATCGAAGAAATCTCTATCGAACTTATGAGGAAAGTAATTCTCTCGTGGTTCAAAAGGAGCTAGCTCACCAGTAGATAGTCTCATTTGAGAACCAGACTCAGCCATTAACTTCGTTAAATCTTTATCATTTTGTCTAATAACATTAACAAGATTCATGACCATAGGATCAGGACTTTTATCTCCACTTTCTACAACACTAATAGCTTCATCAATCTGTTCAGGAGCTAATCCTTCAGCGGCCTTATTAATTCTAGCTGATCTCTCGCCGGACCATACAGCAGTATGAGTATCCTTTAATTTAGAGAGTCTTTCAATTTCCTCACCTGCTGGTCCAAGTCTACGTAGTGCATGAGCATCTGATTCAATTACACCTTTGCGTGCTAGCTCGGTAATATCAACGGCTTTCTTTGTTTGCCTTTCAGTAAACCCAGATTTATTAATAGATGATTCAGTAACAGGTGCAGCAATAGGTGGTTCAGTAGAATCAGTCTTAGCAGCTTCTACATTAGCAGTTACTTCTTCAGCTATAGTCCTAGGAGCTTTAGGAGCTGATGGTAGAATAGGTTCATTAGGATTAATTGCAGCCGTTCCGCCTCTCATTTCTCTACTAGGGAAATTAAGTAATCTCTTAGGATCTTCTATACCAGCTCGTTCTAAATCAGCTTCTAATGAAGATAGACCAATAGGGTTACCATTAGCATCAATATTATGACCAAGTAGTCTAGCTTGTTCTTGAGGATTACCAAATGTTAATGGCTCAGGTAAAGCTCTACCAGTAGGACCAACTGAAATCTTAGGAGCTTCTAATAATCCCCTAATCTTAGGAACTTCAGGTGGTAGTACTTCAGGAACTTTAATATCTTCAACAACACTACCAGTAGGTCTTTTACCCAGACCAGCAAGTCCTAATACTGATTCAGGTTCTTGTAATCCTTCTGTAAAGAAACGGCCAGGAAACGATGCTACTCTATTGAATGTATTGATTGGACTTTTCATCCATTCAGGTAAAAGATCTGATTCATTTATACCTTTTTCCATGTTCTGCATAGCAGAAGTATTAAGTACAGAGATAGCATTAGTCATCCTAGAATCAGGACGTTGTTCGATATCTATAGGTTTATCAGATTTCCATTGAGTAGTTAAACCAATCTTTTCCCAATGACCTCCTTTGTTAGCGTCATCAGGAACAAAGCTACTAGCCTGTTCATCAGGAATAAAACTACTCTGATCGTCAGGAATAAAACTACTAGTAGGATCAGGCATCTTAGTAGCCTCTAAAATTTCCCTGATTACCAGCCTGTCTCATAATAGGATTAGCAGGTCTTTGTGTCTTACGTAATCCAGCAGAGTTATTAGAATTATTCATTCCACCACCGAACATTGGATTTCTCTGTAACATCTGTGCAAATTTAGGATCACTAAACATCTGCATCAATCTAGAAAATACATCACCAGAAGGTCCAACACCAGGGAATTGTCTACCATTAGGTAATTGACCGCTCATAGGTGGTGGCATTCTACCAGGAATAGACATTTGTGGCATTCTATTAGGAGAAGCTTTTCCCAAAAAACTAGGATTACCACCAATACTAGTACCTAAATTAGGACCAGGAGCAGACCTTTCATTTTGAAAGAAAGGACTTCTAGTATCAAATGTAGGTCCAGGACCAGCAAATGATGTAGGACCTGATTGACCAGGCATATTAGGTTGCATCATATTATCTGTAGGTCTTCTAATAATATTAAAGTTACTAAAACTACCACCAGTTGGACCAGTTGCGTTATTCCAATTCATTGATCTATCCTCCATCCCTTTGCTTTTGCTTCTTCAGGAGTAGCCCAACCACCTCCCTGTGGAGTAGTAACATGAACTAAACCAGGTTTGGGTGGATTACCATATTTACTAGGAATTTCTCTTTCAGTAATAGTAGCAGTTTGTCCTTTACCACCAATTGGAATAACTGATTTCTTAGCATAGATAGCATCTTGCATCTTCTTGTATTCATCTTCAGTTGGACCAAATATCAAACCAGGCTTTTCAATATCTACCATTCCAGTTTTCTTATCAACAGTAATATAGCTTCTTAACTTAGGATTATCAGCCTTGAATTGTTCAGCGGCAGTAGCATAATTTAATTTCCTATTAGCAGCAGATTCTTGACTAGCACTCTTAGGTTGAACAGTAGCTACAGGTTTTTGAGTTTCACCAGGCTTAGGAGCATTAGGCTTTTCAACTGTAGCAGGAGTAAATTCTTTATTATCAAGATCAAGAGTTCCTTCAATAGTCTTAGATGGATCTTCAGGATCTTGAATAGATGCTTTAACTACTCTATTTCTCTTAGCCTTTTCAGTTGCTGTAGTCTTAGCAGTAGCAACAGCAGAAGCCTTCTCAACTGCATACTTCTGCTTTTCTTCAGCACTCATGAAGGTAGCATCAACAGGTATCTTAGAACCATCCTTAAAATAGAATGCAGCTTGACCAGAATCATCAACCTTAAATACACCACCTTTAGCTACAGCCTGAGATATCTTTAATTTCTCCTCAAATTCATGTTGTTTCTCAGCGAATCTACGTTCACTAAGATCCATCCTCTGGCCAAATTCGCCTTTTAATTCAGTATCTCTATTTTGTAATCTATCGAGTCTCTTATTAGCCATATCCTGAGTCATAACACCACTAGCAATTTGTCTCATATTAACATTATTACCACGTTCAGCATTAGCAGCCGCTAGTGTAGGTTGAATTTGATTCTTCCAATCCTCCAATGATCTATGATAACCTGGGTCCATAGCTTCTTCAGCTAATCTTGGACCACCAAAGAAACCTAAAAAGCTAGCACCTAATTTACGTCCAAATCCAGCATGATGTCTCTGAGGATAACTAGATAACATAGCATCTAGTCTATCTTGTGCAGCATGTTCAGGCTTATATAATGACATGAATTGATCATATTCATTTTGTATATTATTATCACGAGCATTACCAGCTAAATCTAATTGAGGTATTGAATTCTCAAATCCAGGCTGATCAACTTGTGGACTCTGTTGACCACCGATATCACCTATAAAATTAGGAGAATTATAATCTTCAATAGGCGGAACTACTACAGGAGGAGCAGGAGTAGAAGAATCTAAACCTGAATCCATACTTAACGGCTGATAGCTATTACCAAACAAACCACCAGTATCAGGCATGTCCATACCAAATGATGTAGGATCATTAATATCTGGCATATTCATACTACCAGTAATACCACCCTGTTCAGGTAAATCATTACCCACAGGCTGATTAGGATCAAATAATCCGCCAAAAATATTACGTAGATGCAAGAGATCAAGTAATCCAGGCATTAGCTTAAAAAGGGAGTAGAAGCACCAGCAATACCATTACCGACATTTCTAATAAATCCACCAAATGGATCAACAAATGATTGGAAGTTACCAGGCACATTAGCACCAATATAATTTTGAGCATTCATGCTACCAAGTGATAATTGATTCTGCAGTTGCCCAGCCTGTAATTGGTTAGACATAGAATTCTGTAATTGATCAGCAAAGAATTTACCCATTCCAGGTTGAGTACCAAATAATCCAGCCATACCACCGATAGCACCTTGCTCACCACCTAAAGCTCCTAATAATGCAGAAGATTCAGAACCTAATCCTGAACCCCAAGCTGAAAGACCACCAAGTTTACCCTTTTGTACTAATTCAGCAATCATTCCTTCAGCATTAGTAGTAGCATCTGAGGTTTGCTGCCCTTGATCTCTATTGAATCTACCTAATGCTGTAGTATAACCGGGACTATAACCACCTTGTAGAGCTTTCTGTCTATTAAGATTCTGTAATGCCTGGCTATAGACTGATCTAATTGGAGAAATCGCTCTGGCTCGAATATTTGATTTATCGGCATCAGATAGTCCGCCTGTCTGTGCCATGTTTGAAGCACTGCCAATAAAGTTACCAAATTGTCCTCTGAGATCGCCATAAAGATTTTGATATTGCGGTAGCATTCCCTGATATAGACTAGATATTTGACTATAATCACCTAATGACATGCCAGGGATTCCACCCTGGCCATAAGATCCTATTCCACCTCCGCCACCACCAGCAGTTAAGAACTGTTTTCTACCAGTTCCACCACCAGATCCTGCTCCACCAATTAAGTCTATAACTCTACCATCAGGTAGTTCAACTTTAGTTCTCATTCCAGCAGAATTAGCACCTAATAGTCTCATAACCATTTGATTTAATTGACCTTCATTAGCTATTAACTGCTGAGAAGATAATGTATCACCTGGGAATAATTGATTAATCATAGCTTCATAATCTTGATTTCCTCCACCACCATAAGAATTCTGAATAGGTCCTTGATTGGGAAAACTAGTGCCAAAATTATTATCAGGAAATGCTGTTTGTCCAAACTGACTATAGCTTGGGATTGTGCTACCCCAATTATTAACAGATCCATAAGATGGTCCAGAGCCACCCCAATATAAACTATTATTGGCACCATACTGATTACCTATATTACTCTGAACACCAGTCAAATAGCTTTGTGCTAATTGCTGTTGTTCATCAGCTTTATTTTCTGAACGCTTGTGGTCGCCTTTAGCCATTATTTTCTACCACCATGCTCTATAGAAAAGTGATTGCCATCTTTCTTCTTAAAGCGACCACCCCAACAACAATTAATGTTATCTAAACTTAATGATTCCCAGGCTTGTCCCAATAATAAGTAATCTTCAGTAGCCGTTAAGAAGTGACCATCTTTGAATAGATTCAAATCAATAGCTAGCCGTTGAGTATGAAGTGATGACTTGATCCCAAGTCCTAATTTAGCAAGACGTTCTGCTTCTTCAGGAGATCTCCAGGCTTCCCCTAAAGTTATTTCAAATCCTAATTCTTCAGCTTTCTTAAACAGAGAAATTAATAAGAAAGCAAAGATTGATTGTTTCTCCCTAAGAGTCATAAATTTAACACCAACCCCTTCCCTTTTGTTGGATTAAAATTTAATTTTTCTAGATGCTTTAGAAATTTCTCATCTTGTACGAATGCATGTAATTGTTTATATCCCATATTACAGACATTTCGTATAGCTGCTTGTAGAATCATATGAGAAGCATCACGTCTATTCTCAATGGATAAATCTTTATTCATCACTATGTCAAGTTCTACAAGGCTTTGGATGCCACCGATACAAATAAGATCATTGTTATTCGTAACAGTATAAAGTTGTAATGTCTTATCGTTTAGTACGTCAACCGCTGCAAATTCATCTTTATAATGTTTATCACATAGCTGTTGTAAAGATGTAATATCACTTCTCTTGAATAAGCCAAGATGCATTATTGTATCTCCAATCCTAATGCAGTAAAGGCTGTCATTCCAGTAGTACTCTTACATCGTATTACATCATTAGATGACATTGTAACACCAATAGTCGCAACGAAGGTTGAGTGTGGTGCTAATTCATAATTATAATATTGATATTGCTTAGGATTATCGGCTGCTCCAGATTGAGCTATTGATATACTAATATAATCTACATATGGTCCTGTATTACAGACTGTGATAGAGCTACTAACCACAGTCTTACCAGGAGGTGCTGTATAAACCGCAGTTAAAGTATTAGGTAATGGTTGATTTTGACCTAATATTTTACTAGTATCAGTTCCACTACCAATGCCATCATCTAGACCAGAAACATTAATAGCAATTAATGGTAAATGAGCACCACTTGTTTCTACAAATGCTCCAACTTGATTAGTTCTTCCAGCCATTTTCAGGCTAGGTAACGGCTGAATACCTTTAACTATTTCTGCTGTTGCATTAGATGTTAAAGCTGCATAATTCCAGTTGATATTATTCACAGTAGTTGGTCTTACTGCAATTCCATATGTAGTTCCTGATACTAGAGTGATAGGAGGTATTTTATAAAAATGTGGAGCACCCGCTGCTACTACTCCAGAAACTACATCAGGATCTGGCACAATTGTAGCAATAACAGTAGGAGTTCCATAAGGATCGCTATATAAAATTACTTCAAAATTATCAGTAGTGGCAATTCCAGAAATTGAAGGTGCTATATATGACACCTGCATAGTATAATTAGGAGTAAAAGTTCCAATATATTCATCAGGAGATGAACCTGAATTAAAAGAGATAGTACTAACACCCGCTGACCATGAAATAGGATTAGTTGATACAATCCATCCTAAAGTTCCGTCATCAAATACTATAATTGCATAAACAAATGTTGTATTAGATTTGGTTAATACTCCAGTATTGGTAGTTCCATAAGGAAATCCAAGATTTGCGTCCGTTAACATTATATGATTACTTTGACAACCATTAATAGCTACGCTATCAGCTCCAGCTCTGGCTGGCATTGTAATTACTATTGCTATTAAATCTCCATCTGATAATGTTTTATTACCAGTATCCATAACTGCTAAATTTAGTGCATTAGCTGTTATGATATCAGTTCCAGCAACATATTCTTTACGAACATCATAGGTTAAATCTTCTAATCCAGTTGCTAAATCAACATCCTGAATACCAATCCTTAAAGTAGTTCCAACAGCAACAAACGTAGTACCTAGTGGATACCATAAAATCTTACCAAGACCAGCACTAATAACTTTGTTAGAGCCGTTACCCTGTATGACTACTTGACCTATAACAGCACCGCTTCTACCAGCAGCATTTATTGTAACGACAGTAATATCGTTAGCATAAAATGGCTCAGAAGTTAATATTAAGTTATTTATATTTTGAATAGCCATTTTAATTATTAAACTAAACCAACTTCACCTTCTGCCTGGAATGTAAGAGATGTGTTAGCAGAAGCTCCTCCAACTAAAAATCCATTAGTTCCTTCTAGCCTCATCAAACCATACCAATCAATGAATGAGTTAGCTGGTACTGATAAGGCTTGTCCAATTACTTCTGTACCAGCAGCATTAGCACCTGTAGCACCTTTCCAGAATGAACAAGTTTGTGCTCCTGCAGTCTTATTTACAATTCTAACATGTCTAATAATAATATAAGTAGCAGTAGCTGTATAACCCGCTGCTCCTGCACCAGCCGCAGCAGGAGCAACTATATTAGTGGTTAATGTAGTCGTTAAAGCAACTGGTCCAAAGATTTCAATCTTGTTCTGCGCCATTTTAATCCTCTATATTACAGGAGGCAAGAGAGCTTCATGCCACCTGAAACCAATTTGAATTGATGATGCAGTAGCTGCACCTGCTAGGGCCGTTAATGATAATTGACCCTTTGGAGGAATAATAATCAATCCTTTAAGATCCACATCAGTGATTGTACCAACTTGTAATGTATTAGCAGGAGCAGCTACAGTTCCTATAGGCATCCAGTTAGCTGCTATTCCATCTACTGCTCCAAGAGTAATACCTACTGCAACACGACCAGCACCGCGATATGGTAAATTACCACGTAAAGGTCTTGGAGTAATTGTATTAGCAATTGCAGTAGGAATCTGAGCCTGAGATACGTTAGCTAAAATTCCCATAGCTTGAATTGCTGCTGTAACTACAACTTGAACTACCCAAACTGAATCAATAATATAAGACTTACCATTATCTGGTTCACCATTCCATAATGCAATTAATGCAGCCGTTGTTGGAATAGCTACAACAGGAGCAGCAGCAGTAGTTGTTCCAGCCCAATATGAATTACCAGAATTAACAAGCTGAGCTAAGAGAGGTAACCCATTAGCAACTATTTGTTCGCCACGATTATTTAATTGTGGCTGTTCGTCCGTTCCCTCAGCATAGTTTGGTTGCTGCGAACCTCTGACAGCAGCCAAGATTTTTGTCATCATGAATTTAGCTCCATCAGAAGATCACGAATTTCTTCAAGAATTTCAGTTTGTCTACTCATAGCCTCTAAAATAGCATCATCTCTAACATTATGTGAAGTTCTAACACCCTTCTTAGTAGTGTTTACTACTCTAGTTTGTGTATTTGGCAGATTAAGTTCAGGTCCATTAATCTGCTGTAATGGGTTAGTTGAACCTTGGCTCATGGCGTTATTTGAACTCCAAAGAGATTGAATGAGACGGTTCCTGTATCACTGTAACAACGAACTACATCAGCAGCAGCTAAAGTCATTCCTAAAGTACCAACAAATGTATCATTAGGATCTATTACTAAATCATAATACATATACTGTTTAGTATCATCAGCAGCTCCTCCGACTGCTACTGAAAATCTAACTTTAGCAGAATAAGGAGCCTGGTTACAAAATGAAAATGAGCTACCAACTAAACTAGTTCCATTTGGACAAGTATATAAATCAGTTAGTACCTGAGCGGCTGGATAAGATTGTCCATATACTGCAATAGTATCAGTCATTATCCACCCATTAATGCAAACTGTCTAGCTAATCCTGGTGGTACTGCAACTACTTTGCCGGGAGGTCCAGGAATATAAGATTCTTCTCCATCAATACCATCTAAAACTATAAAACTAGTTCCACTACCACTACCTGAACCTGCTGGACCTTGCGGTCCTGTTGCACCTGTAGCACCTGGTATTGGTGGTTCTGGATCTATTACATCTCCTAAATCTATAAGTAACATTAATCCTGATGCTCCTGTTGCACCTTGAGCACCATCAGCACCTCTTATTCCAGGAATAGGTATTTCAGCATCAGGAATATCTACATCTAAAAATATAGCTGGACCTGTTGGTCCTTGTGCTCCAGTTAATCCATCAGTTCCTTTTATACCAGGAATAGGAAATCCATCTTCACCATCTATAGGATCTAAGAAAATACCTACTGCACCTTGACTACCTGTATCACCTTTATCACCTTTAGAACCAGGTAATCCTGGTATTGGTAATTCAGGTTCAAGAACATCTAATTCTAAATAAACTGCTGGTCCTACAGGTCCTTGGCTACCTGTTAAACCAGTATCACCTTTAGCACCAGGTATAGGAGAATCTGATTCAAGTACCTCTGGTTCTAAATAAACCATTGGTCCTTGAATGCCTTGTGGTCCTTGTGGACCTGTACTACCAACACCAGAACTTGAAAGCATCATCATTGGTTCATCATTATCAATATCTCCTAATATTGTTAAAAATGCTCCAGATGAAGAACCTCCATCAGTGATACCTGTTACATTAACAGTTCTCTTATGAATTACTGTATCATCAAATGATACGTTAGTACCTGGTAATAATTCTCTAGATGATGGAAGTCCAGCAGATTCATCTGTAGCCGTTAAGAAAGTAGCATCCTTGAAAAGCTCATTAATAATGCTAACACTGGAAGTGAATCCATTAATTACAACTGAAATAGCAGTAAATTGACTTACTGTTAAATCTTTATTTTGTTGAGCATTCTTAAGTAACTGATTGATAACTTGGTAAAGTGCATTGTTTTTAGTTTGTATACCAGAATCATTTAATATTTTGAATAATGGTCTAAAATCTATTTGTTCTCCAATAGGGCCAAGCCACTTCTTATTAGTATCTGGTAGACCATCATCCCATTTCTTAGCCATTATACACCTATTTGTCCAGTATCAGCGAACGGATCTGGAATTTTAACTACTTCTGTAGTGGGTGGAGTAAATGTCACCCAAAGTGTATCATTCCTTTTTCCAGGAACGATTTTATAAATTCCTCCAGAAATTGCCGATAATACATTAACCATCATACATGATACAGATCTACCAAATAATTGAGCATGATCAGTAACTTGATCAGCACCACCAGAGAATATGTCAGATAATGAAGTACTAGTTAACACTCCTGTAGCAACGTCTAATAGAGCTAATTTACCAATAGTGTCAGATGGCTGATCAAATAACCATACAATAATCTTTGTAGAATCATTAGCATATGCTATATGATCAACGATATTATAAGTTCCAGTTTGTTCAAACGAGCCAGCTAGAACACCTCCTGAAGTTACATGAATGACAAAGCATTTAGTTGCAGTAAAATCAACATACCAAGTGACTAACGAATCATCAGATAAAACTAAAATTTCACCATTATGTAACGCAGGAGAAACCGCAATGTTACCTGCGTGGATATTCAGATCTGGAACATTATATAGATTTGGTAATGCTACGTTATTAATGATGTCCCATTTCTTGATATCAGGAGTAATAGCATAATAAAGAATAGTTCCATCTATACTAACCCCAATAGCTGTTGGACTACCTGCTGATAATTGAGCACCTGTATCAGTTAAGATTCCACTTTTAGTTAGTTTCCATAATCTTCTATCAAGTCTATTTAGAATGTATACATCAACTCCATTATAAGCCATGCATACGTCATTAAGACCAGCACCTAGAGCTGTAGGAGTAGTATCTAGTGAAGCTACGTAATCTAAGTTATTATCAAATAGAGCTAATCCAGTACCTTCTCTATAATTCTTGAATACATCATGCCAGACTGTCTCACCACTGGTAAATGCAGCAGCCATTTCTCCAGCAGGAAATCTAATCAAGGCAGCTAATAAATTACCACCAATATCCCAAAGAGTCGAAGGGAATCCAGCCGTATCGTCATTAACTAAGACTGAATTCAACGCAATCGAACTTGGAACAGTAATTGATCTAATGTCAAACTGGCTAGTGAAATCAAAGTTACTGGCACCACCAGCAGAACGTATAACTTTGAAATAATAGTCACCAGGTCCAACAACCCGGAAGAATCCTACGTTTGTTCTGTTAACAATTTCAGAGTTTCCATCAGACATATACATAAATGTCTTAGGAGTAAAGGTTCCACCCTTGTTAGTAAATGAACCAATAGCTATCGGAACTAAAGTAGTAAACTTAAACCAAAATAAATTAGAAACATTGAATTCAGCCTGTGTAACGACTCGTGAAAATGGGAATACTGCACCAATATCTACTGGAGTTGCAGGTAATGTGTTATTAACGAAGTTGCTAATTGTTGAAATATCAGTATAATGATTATTATGTCCACTAATATCTAGTTTATCAGTAATTAATGGAACATCTGCTACTAAATCAGTAGTATCATAAGCCTTTGATGATTGAAATTCAGTAAATACTTCATTTAGAGTTAAAGCTCTTGAAAATTCTCTGTAATATGCTAGATTTTCATTGGTAACACTATTACCAGCTCCAGATGAAAACCCATCTCCACCAATAACAGAAGCTACCCATGTAACTCCTGATATATCTAAAGTGAATCTACCAATCTCAGTATCATTAACCTGAAAAATATGAACATTTCCTTTACGAATATATGCTATTTTTGTTTCAGTAGTACCTGCAATGACTGATACTGGTGTTTTTAAGTCAGTAATTCCATCATAGGCTTCAACATAGTACTGTTGTTGACCTGCTACTAGAGTTCCAAAGATACCAAAAAATCTAGTATAGGCTGTAGCTGGTCCAGGTAATGCATTAAGATAAGCTAATACAACTCTATAATTAGTTCCAGCAATATTTCCAAGTGGTTTGAATCTTAAAAGAGCAGTAAAATCAGAACTTGGGGATACAAGATTAGTAGTTCTATATAATCCATCACCAGTATTTAGAAATTGGTCAGCCATTATGTGTATGTCCCAATTGCCAAAACATCTGTTTGGATAAGAGCAATTGTAATAGGAGAAATATCAAATGTCCATTTAGACCATTTAATAGTTTTCCAATTCAGACCCCAGCGGTAATCTCCCATTAATATCATCTGTTGGGCTGGAATAGCAAAATATATTTTCTGGTTAAGGGAATCATTCAGAAGTTGAAATTGTACAAATTGATTTCTGTCAATTGCGAGCCAAAGATCTTGAATCTTCCAGGTAAGCTCAGGACGACTATATGCTCCGTTAAAAATAAATATGCCAGAATAATCAGCAATAAGAAGAAAATCAATATTAACTCCACCAGAATCCAAGACTGTACCAATACCATGAACAGATGCTCCAACACCCTGGTCTAATATTGTTAATTGCCAAGTAGATGGAACATCATTATTATCAATTATTGCAGCCGTTCGAGTCTTTTTGTACAAATATAAAACATCTCGATACTCCTGTGCATTTGTAACTGGTAATCCATCCAATGGAAAGATAATAATTCCATCAACCTGGTCGAACGCTTCTGGTTCGCCGACGGCTGATAAATAAGCCAAGCTAATATCATTAAAGGTAGTTGTAAGAACCATCCTACCATGATAAGTATTAAGAGTGACACCAGCAGGAATTTCGCTAAAATTGTCGATAAGATGACTAGCATCTTCAAGAAGATCTGCATCATAAAATGAGATTTCTTTGGATGTATCAGTATTGTTTTCTAGAGTTCCTTCTGGAACAAAGAAATACTGGTAAGCAGTTTGATCACCATTGTAATTAGCAATGGCTTTGGTTGCTACGAGATGACGCTTCGTAACAAAAGAATCTGGCGAAACGGGAATATTAGTTACATTAATACTCTTTAATATATCAACCACGTTAACAGACGCCGCTACCTCTGGTCCTAATGCTGTAAGATATCCTGTATCTGTCTCATAAACCACCATAATAAGGTGGAATCCAAGATCAGCAAATCCTTTATTAGCTGTATTCTTAGCAAGTAATCCAGTTACAGTTGGAATCGCACCTAAAGCTAAAGGTGTGACTAGAGCAGAATCAGGTACATTAGTTCTAATATAATCATCAGTATTATTTGGGATAGTAACTGCTTCATAATAAGTATAAGATGATTGATCTGATGTATATACAGATGGATCAATCGCGTGAGTCATTCCTATTACACGAGAGACAGTTCCTAATGGACCGACTGGTACTTCAATATTCTCTATCTGTTTACCACCAGGAGCATAGATAACAGGAAATACTTCGATTGCTAATGTATCACCTAATCCGCCTCTATATATAACAGTTACTAAATGGACTCCTTTGTCAACGACTCCATCAAATGCAGAGTTAAAGGATTTGAAATTCTGATTATCAACCGTAGTAGCATTAGATGGAGGAAATCCAGCAGCTTTTCTCGCGTTTGTTCCATCTCCTTTGTATACATAAACAAATTCATTTTCTAATCCTTTTTGATAATGTTCTCCATTCAATGTAATAAATGTTTGGAAAGGAGTAATATAAGCTCTACCATTGTATGACTGAAATCCAAAATCAGTCATTTTTGCAATGGTTAATAATGGACCATATACTGTATTGCTACCATCTAATAATGCATGAAAAATTTGTCCTAATGTATTAAGAATCAGCAATCCTTCAACAGTTTGAGTCTTATAATCATACATTCTAACTACTTTACCAACAGCTAATAATATATCTAATCCGGGTCTAGTCTCATATCCACCTTCCACGTATGCGACATTATTACAATCAGAAAAATGATCTAATGGACAAGAATCATCTGGACCTCTTTTCCAGAGGCCATTAAATTCTTCAATTAAGAGTGCGCCGTGGGATCTCATTATCCAGGATAAGACGATGCAGAGGGTTTGATGAATACTATTACTCTCTGAATGAGAAAATATTCATTAAGTTCTGTCGTTAAAATCCTGAATTTAGTACGTTGACTTCTGAAGTTAGCTATTCTGGTAGGTTCTAATCCTGGTGAAGTCTGCATCTGTAATGGTAACATCGTAAATGTTCTAGTATCATCTAGATTATGGAGAGACATTTTTAACTCCCCAGTTCCATTTAATCTCATTCTCACGCCTGTAACGTGAGCAATGTATTCAGCTCCGCGAAAGATTCCAGCACTTGATCCTGAAGCCATTATAACCTCAAAATGGAGCTATTCTAGCCTAGAGCACACATGACATCCCGCGCTTGTGATCACACGGGTTCCC